CTTGGCGACCAGTGCATCAACTTTTGCGAGCAACTCGCGCTTTTCGGCGGCTTCGGCATCAGCCTTCGCCTTGATTTCATCTTCGTTCATTATCGAAGCTCCAGCTTGGTTTGATTTGACGCCGGCAGCAGGGCCGCCCTTGTCCCAAACGCCGACCTCGCAGACGGCGATATGGTCGATGATGTATGGCGTACCTTCCACCAGACATTTTTGACCGTTCTCCAAGGTCAGCACAGAGTCGCCCTTGGTAATTACCGTTGGTGACGTTGACATTTGAGTAGCCCGCATAATCGCGGCGGCGTCATCGTCATAAATTTTAGCGATGCCCCATACCTCATCGGATTTGATATAGGGCAGCAATACTGTGCCAATCGCCCGTTGCCGGAACTCGTCGGAATCCATGACGCCCTTGTCAGGGTGCTCATAAATTACCGGTAGGCCGTTGCATCGCGCCAAAAATTCATCATTTAGGTAATCTTTCGGGGAGCGCCAAGTGAATTGTTCGTGCGCGCTTCGGTACGCAACCCCAGTACCTGTTATGCGTATATCGAATAGCCAGACATTACCATAATGCTGCGGGGATGACATACCCCCGGACGACATTTGCCGGGCTATGTCAAGCTCATTCATGGCCGGCTTTTCCAAGTACGGGATAGCTTTCATTACGCCGGGGTGCATTGGCTCGGGCAGGCTGTCGAGTCTGGTCCAAATACAGCCGGTTGATTCGTCGCACATCTGCACGTCAAACACGGGGCCGGAAGCGGTGAAAGTCTCAAAATGACCATCGGAGCCAACCGGCTTGACCTGCCCAACATCAAAACCCGTCTCTTCCTTGAACTCTCGAACCGCTGCCGCTTCCGCCGTCTCGCCAGATTCAAGATGACCACCAGGGAAGGCCCAATGACCGGGGAAGTCGCCGCCGTCGCCGCGCTTTACAAAAAGGTACTTGTCGCCAGCTCGATATGCGATGCCAGCGGCAACGGGGGAGGAATAGCCATCGCCAATAGCGTCAGCCGCGATAAATTCGCGACCCACTTCTTGCGGGATGCCAAGCGTGGAATTCCCCTCAGCCGCCGCATACATGGCGCGGCGCTGTTCTTCTGATACAGGGGGGTCATTGTGCAGGGTAAGGTCGGTCACATTGCGGCCCTTATCTTGGCAAGGGCGTCTTTGCCCTTCTGGGTAATCATGTCGTCGGGCAGGTCGCGGAGCGCGTAGAGATAGCGAGCCGAACAGCGGCAGAAGACTTCTTCACCAACAGCGGTGATTTCATCGTAATAGCCTGCCGGTCCTTTCTTCATCAAGCCCTGCTCTAGTGCCCAGTTGCCACGCATGGCATAAATCTTGCCATCTCGCTCTTTGTGGTCTTTTCGGTAGTTGTACCCAGCCTGCCGCCAGTGTGAGTGCCATTCTACCGCAAGCGCGTTGCCATTCTTTGCGACTATTTCGTTTAGCGAAGCGACGAACTTATGCGATTGATCGATAATGACGCGCCGTTCCTCAAAAGGCAATTGGCCCATGGCCTTGCGGATATTCGCCTTTGTCTCGGCCTTATCGACAGCATCAGAGCCGCCGGCAGGAATGCTTGTTGCCCATCCGCTGAACCGCTGCATTGTCTTTTCGATAGCGGCCTGCCGGTTGAGCTTTATCAGATTGGCGCTGGCCATAATGCGTCGGTCAAGCTCAGCCCGCATGTTGGGCTTCAGCCGGTCAACGGTATATCGGGCCACTCCCCGATGCATCGCAAGCATCCCGCCGCGCTCGACCATCCGGAGATAATCAGCGCCTAGTCTAGCTGTTAGCATTGTGCGCAATTCGCCCTCCGGCACTAGCGCACTAACCGCCGCAGACCGAATCCGCTCCATCCAGAAGCGCAAGCGGTCTTCGCTATCAAAGCCGTTTTCCGTGAAATCGCGGACGGCCTCGGTGATTATCTCATTCAGCGTCGGCATTGAATCCACCCATGGGCGGCGGCTCATATTCCGCGATGGCGTCAAAGTCAAGGTTTAGTGGCGTCGGGAACATCAGGCGGTTAGCGTTCAGGTTGTCCGCCATCCACTGCATAACGCGGGCCTTTTCCGATTGCGGCAGGTTCGGCATCATCACGTCGGCAATGCCAGCCAGCGCCTTTTGCTTGGTGTCCTCGACTTTGACTTTCTCGCTTTCTGGCTCATCCAGGAAGTTCGGCCACTCCGCATGGAAACTGTTCGCCCAGCTATAGAACGCATTCTCATAGCTAATGCTCCGATACTCTGGAATATCGGCTTGAAGGGCTGCGTAGAAGCTCGGATTCCATGCGCGGTACATGCAAATGCGGCTAAAGAACTCATACAGCGGCTGCATATCCTCACGAATGCCGCCGATGTACTGAGCGATGCGCTTAGCATCTTCTGTGCCTTCTGCCATGCCCGCCGCGAATGTCTCCTGGTCGAGCAGGGCCGCCGGCATGTCTGATGCCGTGGCGATGTCCTTCAGAATATTGTCGCGCGCAAATTTGCCGGCGCCGTCAATGTTTTGCAGATCCAGCGACTCGATGCTGTCATTTTCGCCGATGCTAAGGACATTGTTTGTCTCGGCCTCTTTCAGCATGTTGCGCTTGATGGCGGAGGCCTTGTTCATCATGTTGTCGATGATAGACCCCGCCTGTTTTTGCTTTGCAATCAACAAGCCGGCCTTGCGCGCCACGAGGTCGTTCGTGACCATAGTGTTCACATACGAACGAAGAGGATACCAAGCACGCTGGAACACTGAACGACCAACGAATCCGTAGGCTGATGCGGTGTAGGCGATATATACCGGCTCCTCGTTCAGCACCGTGCACGACCGTGACGGGTGGTAGGTCTGCCCGGATACGGCTATCCCCCCCATTTTCTTCTGAAAATCAGGGGCGCGCGGGTCTTGGTTGAGAACTAGAGAGCCGGACGTGTTGAGCGGGTCCAGCACGTTGAAATAGAGATCCAGTCCGGGCAGGTCCATCGGCTTGATGACAGTATTTGTGTCAACGCCGACAGCTCCGAATACCACCGATGCGATGCCGTATGTGCGAGCCAGCTTCATTGTGTTGCGGATATGCTTTGTGGCCTGCAACGCGGCCCACTCTTCTTCAAATGCTTTGCGCAGCCGTTCTTCAGGGGCGCCGGGGATAGTGATGATGCGGGGCTTGCTCTGCGCCATCTTGATTGGCGCTTCGGTCATCTTTTGGCCAAGAGGGTGATACAGCAACACAGCTTTGCACGCCTCATATGAGGGCTCATCGCCGGGCTGAAGCTCCGACGTCATAAGCATCTTTTGGAGCGTGTTGCCCAATGATGTCGCGCTGGTGGTGAGGTTAGCCATTAGTGCCCATCCGCGTTGCCAAGTGCAATTGCCACGCCGTAGCAGAAGGCGTCGAGCAAATCATCCATCTGGTCTTTCACGCCGATTCGATACCCGCAAACCTGGGTTATGAAGTGGTTTCGCGACTGACCTTTGAAATTAACGGTCTTATCATAAGCATGTTGGGTCATCTTTACCACGCCCCTGTAGACGTAGCCAGATACCGATATAGCGCGCTCGTCTTTGCCGACAGAGGTCAGGTCGGAGTCAATCGCAGTTGCTGGCCAGCCACGCCGGGCGGCTTGCTGCAAAAGAATCGAGCCCGATGCCTTGTCCTCAATGAAAGCCCCAATTGAGCCCATACGGGCCTTGGTTAGTTGGGCGTAATGCTCCAAGTTCTGAAACACCGTAGGCAGCCACGTTTCAAGCAACGCGCCCTCAATCTGCACAATATCCCAGTCCAGAATCACCAACGGATAACCCTTTAGCTTGCTCTTTGCCCAGTAGCAGACTGCCGTTCCGTCGTTCTCCCGGCCTGTTTTCACGGCCGTGTCAATCGTGACAAATACGCAATCGACATGCTGCGGCATCGGCGCACCCATGCCAAGCTCTAGCATCAGGGAATCTAGGCTGAAGAACGCGGCGCCAGACCAATCAACAAACTCGGCCAAAAACTCTTGCTGATACACAAGCGGCGGGTATTCGTTAATCAGCGCCGCAACGCCCACTGGATCAAGCGTCGGATTTGATGACGTTGGCATGTGATGCTCGGCCCAGCCAAGGCTTTTGTCCGATGCCGCCACATAAAAAAAGTTTTCCGGGTCAATGCCCTTGGGCGTGCCCGCCATGATGGCGTCGCCGCGACGGTCTAGCAGTGTTGGGGATATGGATTGCTCCCATATCTCCCGAAGCCCCTTCTTAACTAGACCAGCCTCGTCAATGATGGCCAAGTCGTAAGAGCGCGAGCGGCCGGCATCTTCGTCATTCAGTGTCCAGAACTCAATAGACCCGCCGGTCTTCAGCTCGATAATGCCGTCAACCTTCGACGCATGCGCCACAATCGGGCGCAACAGTTTCAGGATTCGTTTATACGATGGCAGCAGCAGCTTATAATTCGGAGAGAACCAGCCGACCGCACTACCTTTGATTGCGCGATCAGCCGCGATGACCTCGAGTTCTGTAGTCTTCCCGAATCGACGCCCGCACCGCCAGAGATACCGGCCGCCCGTATTCGGGCCGTACATCGCCCGGTAAAGCTCTTTCTGCTTAGCGTGGAACTTGGGGAATGCAATGCGCTCAGTCGGCATCGGGGGCGTTCTCTACGATAATCTTGAGAGAGCTTGAGTCCGAATCATCTTTGATTGCTCCATATTTCTTCGGAGCTAACTTCATGGCTCGCCACTGTTTCGACGCGAGAACAACCCGGGCAGCCGCCGGGTCAACAGATCCATTTAGCGTGTTTTCCTCTATTACAACCATGTCATCGACAATATCATCTGTCATTAACGCGCGCGCGCGAGCGCACTTGGTCGCGAATTCAGGATTAGCATCCATCCACCTGAAAACACTAGATTTATTAGGCATGCCTGGTTCTAGGCAAATCTGCCTAAGACTCTTCCCGTCAATCAGGCCCTCTATGATTGCTTCAGCAACTTCTTCAGAATACGGAACACGGGGCTTCATGTGTCAAATCTCAGTTAGCCACTTTGGTCGCTTTTCCAAGATTCTATCATTGAACAATCTTTTTTCTTCCGGGCTCTTTGCTCTGATCATGGCAGCTATGGCCCTGCCTCTCTCTGCGCGGGACGCATTCCCCAGCCTATCCATAAGCCTACAATCAGCACCCAATACCCTTAGCGCCGCCCTATACCCAACCAAAAGGCTCTCGTTAAGCTTAACTCCATTACGATGCCTTACTTCGCGGGAGCAGAAGGGTTCATCTCCGCCTTCTGCCACGTTGAGAAGACGAGCGCCATCTGCTTTGTATTGGGTAATTACCTGTTTCTCTAATGACTGCCAATCCGGGCCAATAGCCACTGCCTCTACGATTGCATGAGGGGGCTTTCCGAGAGATCGCATCCAGCAGTAAACAGGTGTATTTCTTCGAGATGAGTCTCTTAGATGAGACTTTAACCGCTTGTAAGTATTGGCTGCTTTTCCAATATATCGGATTTCTCCTGTATCTGGATGGCGCAGAGAGTATATCTCGGCTCTCGTAGATGTCCGATGGCTCATGTTGCCGAGTAACCTTGCATGTTCCAGTACACGCTGCATCCTCCTGTCCCGGCCTGTATCTTCAGCGGTTTATTCTCGGAACAAACAATTGGCGTTGTAAACGAGATGGGCTGAACGCTGGCGCCGTTTGAGTTGCTGCCGGCGAGGTAGGTTTCCCAAATGACCGTCGTGTCGTCGATTACTTTAATGACGGTTGCTGTATTGTTTGAGGCAACAAGCTGAATGCCGGTGATGTATTGACGCATCCCCTCCATCGCTGCCATGACAGTTGCGGCGGCTGTGGTGGTTAGTGGGGTGCCATTTGCCGTCTTCGCCCATCCGGAGCCGTGGCCTGAACCACCGGCAATATAGACCGGCATTGCTGAATCTGGATTAGACTGGTCATTGCCTGCCATTTTTCCCACCTTATGCGTAGTAAAAACTGCCACTCACGTCGTTTAGAGCGAGCCCGGTTGCGGTGTTATCCGTCAATCCCTTGGCGCTTGTGACCGAATATGTAATTGCTGTTGAAAAAGCGATGCCGCCTTCAAGCCTAAATTCAGCGCGGCCACCGGCAGGGATGTCAATTTCAAACTGGGCGGACGTGCTTCCTAAAGTGGGCGCGGTTGCATTGAATACTTTCACCGATCGCAAGGACGCGGCGCTGTTCTGTAGCTGAAAGCCCAGAAGTCGGCCAGCAGACCCTTTAATTGTGGCTGCCGCTGGCGACGCCGGCGATTGAACGGCAACAAGTGATGCCGCTCCCGTCGAGCTGGCCCGGTACTGTAACCCCACATCGCCGATAGCGCTTGAGCCGGCGCCCAAAACAGGGTTGCCGGATACGGTCATTGACGGCGTGTTGGAGATTGACACGGGGGCCGGAGCCTCTGTGCCTTGCATGCGCTGGCCAGCAACGAATACCGTCTGATTGGCCATCGGCTCAACGGCGATACCGTTGACGGTCCATGTCGTCGTGCTGGCTGGCGCTGACGTGCCGTTATAGGCCCACAGATACGCATACAACGCGGTATTGTCGTCCGGCACATTGCGCAGGCGCGAGCCACGCGTTGTGATTGTCGGAGTGGTCGCAGAAGCTGCCAGCGTATCCCCGATGAATACATCGCGGCCGGTGGCCTTGCATTGCATCATGTGGCCGGGCGTTGCGGTGGTCAGCGTTGTGATGGTGGTTGCTGTTTCGCCCCAGCCTCGGCGCGCAGCGTTAAAAGTGGCAGATGTGGCAGTGGTGCCGTTATATAGCACCTGATAATAGTTGTAGCCGAACAGGTCAACCGTACATGAGCCAGAGGCTGGCCACCCGGCGACAGTAAGCGTCAGCGTGTTTGCGCTTGGAACCGATGCGATGGCGTAATACCCAGGAACACCGGCAGCGCCGGTAATCGCGCCCACAAACATGCTTTGCCCAACGTCGGAAGACGTGAATCCATGCCCCGTTTTTGTGACAGTGATGGACGTTGCGCTGTTAATCGTGCACGACAGACCCTCTCCTACAATGTCAGCGACCAACATCATGAAATTGTTGTTTGCGATGCGCTGTGATAGCAGGTGGTCAAACGTCGCAATATGCGCTGCGGTAAACGACGTTAGTGTGCGCGCCAAGAACTCGCTTCTTGCTGATGTGCCCGTAGTAACGACAAGAGCGCCAGAAGCCTGCGATACTGCCATGCCTGATCCTAGTGCACGTTGCGTCATTTTGTCAGTGAGCAGTCCAGACCCGGACTGCACAAAAGAGACCGTCAACAAGTCATTGCCCACTTCTCGCACCGGCACGCCTGACGCCGCCGGCGCCGGGGTTGCCGACAATAGCGCTGGGGCTTTTGCATCAATCGACGCTAATGACGCATTTCCAGCTTCCTGCAACGCCGATGTTGCAGCTCCGGTCGGAGGGACCGATTCAGCCGTTGTATAAACTGGGATTGCGCCTGCTGGATTGGACTGGTCGCTTGGGAATGACATGGCCGACTCCTATAATAGCAGCCATATTGCCAGTTTTAAAAGAAAAAGCCTACTCCCCTGCGGTTTCGGCTGGCCAGGTGGCTAAGGTGCACGTCCATGTGCTGGGGGTAGAGTCGTAATCATGCGGTATTTTTAACGCAGCAGGCAAGGATGTTCAGGCCAATCCCCTAGCCCTCTGCCTTGAGATAAGCAGACGCAAAGCCATCGCTTCCTCGAGGCATGCATTCACGCGCACCCGGACCCCGTCCGGTATTTTTAAGCCGGTAGGCAAGGATGTTTATGCCCATACTCTGCCCGCTGTCAGTATGCTCCCAGCAGCTCCACTTATGTGCGGGCTTTTCGTCATAAGCACCCTCGATGCCATCGTTAAACCGTAACATGTAGCTACGCGCACCCGGAATCGGGCACGGGCTTTTGCCGTCGTGCTCGATCCATGGACCCCATTCGGATTCGCCGGCCTCGGCCTCTTGTTCTTCCGTTGCGGGCAGCTCTGTCAACTGACTGACAGCCCACTCAAGCCGCAGCGAAGCCTCGGAAAGCTGGACGTTGACGGGGAATTCGGCGCCGCCCACAAGGCTTTTGACGATAGCAAGGGCCTTGTTCATTTCTTCGATGATGTCTCCGCGCACAGCCTGTTTTGTGTTGTTCATTTCCTGAATCCTTGCTTGCACTTGTAGTCTAGCCCCAGTTTTTAGCAAATGCCGCCGCAATACCGGGGAACGTGGCGCTTCTGTTTTTCCATCGGTCGGCGCTCGGCGCCTCTCGGTTCTGACCGCTGTCGGTCTGGTT